CCAGGGTTGAGAGTTGCGGTGCGCCCGTAGGGATTATCTCTCCTGTACTTGTTTGCAGGGGTTTGAAGGCTGGGCCTAGGTTTACGGACCGGGTAAATTGTAACTTCCAGCAATCGCGCAATGGCCACAACAGCGGCAGAGGCCCAATGGTACGGGTTTGATGTCGATGAACATGGCTTGGTGACTGACGTGCAGTTTGGTGCTATCCCCAGTACGCTGAGGACGCAGCAGTTGGATCACCGCTGTGACCTAGAGAAGATTAGCGCTGAGATGTCTGCCGTCGAGGTCATCACCCTGCTTGATGGGTTTTATGATCCTGTTAAGGCCAAACCTCTCCTTCCGCCCACGTGTGTTATCACGAAATGGGGCTTCGAGTGGATTCGGCGAGCGTTGTTCGGTGACGTGTCTGTTGAGAAATTCACCGTAGATGCTCTCAAGACTCTCGAACTTGAAGAAGCCAATCCTGAGAGTTTCCTTCTGGAACATACGTATACGAATTCCCATGCCATCGAAGCTGAAGGAGAGGAAGCCACCATTGAAACCATAACCAGGGTCAAGAAAACCGTCAGGAAGGGACAGCGTACGAGGTTCGCATCTGCGTTGGCAAAAGAGGCTTATTTCAAGTTTGGGGCCCGACCGATGACGGAGGCCAATGTCCTTGTTACTAGGCGTTGGCTGCAAAAGTTGTTGGCGGAACCCAAGTACAAAGATTTGCGCACTTGCGATCGCATAGTGGCATTGGATCGCGCTTTGTTTCTATCATTCGTCCCGACGGACGAGTTTAGGATGATGAAGCTTGCCACTAGTACGCGGGCTTGGGAGAAAAGGACCGATCCTAAAGGGCTCTTGGGTGGGCTCTTTGGGAAAGGCTTCATCCTCACCCGGACCGAGTGTCCGGATGGGGGTGTCTTCCAATAGGGGTGCCCAGCACCCTCCACCGGTTCTAGCTGTGGGTATTCAAAGGCCCTTTCGGGCGAATACAAACCCCGGGTGGAGGTACACAACGGTGTTGAATGGAATTGTGTTCCAGTACCTACATCCGGGGCGTCGTGCCCCAAGACTGAGAACCGCTTGCGGTGGAGAGGGGTGGTGGGAGCCCCAAAGGAGCGACAGTACGTACGAGTGGCTGCTGTTGCCCCTGCCATAGACATTGTGCCATTCAATCATAGCCTCGAGACTTGTTTAAGAGCCATAACAGAAAGGGTGTTCCTAGTGAAGAACGGCGGTGAATTCGTCGCTCCACCTAGGCCCGCACCCGGAGTTTTCGCGGAGAGACTTCGGTCAACCCGCTGCCTTTTGGAACGGTATCTTCCCTCGACCGCCCCCATAAGTCACCAAGATGTTGTTGACCATTATAGGGGCCGCAAGAAGGTCGTGTATCAAAGGGCGCTCGATGATCTGCGAGCGGGGCGTGGATCATTGGAGGAGGACTCTAAGATAAGAGCCTTTATCAAGTTCGAGAAGACTGATCGTACTAC